GGTGATCCAGCCGTCCAGCACCATCACGGTGCGCGCGGGCAGCGGATACGTTGCCGTGCCTTGCGTGAGAGCGATGCTCAGCTGCTCGACCTTCCACAAGTTCGGCGTCTTGTTGGCGATCTCGACCAGCAGGAAGTTGAGTTCGCGCCCGGCGGTCACCAGATGCTCGGTCCGGATCGACGGCGCGTGAATCTGGATGCGCTCGAATGCGCTGAGCACGATCTGGCCGTTGGAGGGAGAGAAGCTATAGGTGCCGCTGGAGGTCATCAGTACGTCTTCGTTGGATCAGCGAGCAGGTGCCACGAATTGGCGGCAGTACCTTGGCAACTCACCAGCCCAGCTGCACCGAGCGTCCCAGCCGCAGCGTTCGTGTTGAAGCAGTACGAGCCGTTGACGCGAGCAATTTTGGTGACATCAACTGGAAAGTCCCAGCCAAATACCTGCAGGATCGTCGAGCCCACGTCCAGCGGAATCGCTGCTCCAGAATAGAGATTGTTCGCGCTGTTGATCGTCACAGTGCCTGTGGTAGAGCCGCGTACTGCGCCTTGGTACGTGTTGAACCATTCGTTGTCCTTGATAGTGATAGCCCCGCCGCCGGTTGCTTGATCGAAGTTGACACCCTGCGCAGTCCACAAAAAGTTGTCGTGAAGGTAGTAGTTGGTGGGGCTGTCGGAGGTGTTTTCAACCAACCGGATCAAGTCTTTTGCGCGAACGTTTTTGATAATCACGGTGTCGATTGTCGACGAGTTCAGCAGGATCGAGCCCTGACCACCCGGATCGCAGGCGAAATAACTGTCCGTGATGACGAGAGTGTCGACCGCGCCAGTTTGAATGCCGATCGCGTAGTAATTGACCGCCGCATAGTAGACAGCCAAATTGCGGGTTTCCATGTATTTGACTGCGGCGTTCGTCGAAACCGCGATCGGATACGACGTAAAAGAGTTCGGCAGATCTGCCGGGGTAGTGAACCCGTCAATGATCAGGTGATCGACAGTCGTGTTGCCGGGGTCAGCAGCAACGGCAATTGCCAACGTCGCAGGATTCTCCCACTGCACGTTTTTGACAATAATGCGCCGCGCGTGCGACGCGCTCTGCGCGCCTTTGATATTGACCAATGTATCGGTGGTCTCCCCGGAAACACCATCAATTTCGATTTGATCCATCACATGATTTTCGCCGGGAAACAGAATGATTGCTGTTCCCAGAGTATTCTTGACGCGCGTGTTGATGACCTTGATGTTTAGGGCGTCCCCCAATCCAGTGGAAAGGTTGAAACTTTCAAAACCGCTGCCATCATCGCTGTGGATGCTAAATCCATCATCACCTGTCTGCAGGTTCTGATTGGCAACAATGCCATCCCAGGCTGGGCCGAAGATCTTGAGGCCGTCCTTGTTCGTATCGAAGGTCGCAACTCCATCCCACAAGAAATTGACTACGCCGGCGCTGTAGAAACAGTAGGCAGCGCATTGCGTTCCAACGACATCCCTCACGGTCAAATTCATGATGCCGGCGAGAATGACGCCAACTTCTCGATAATCGAATCCTTGGAATCCAACATTCAGGTAATTCTGATTCCAGATACCGCCTTCGACGACGATGTTGCGGTCCGCCAACTTGGCTTGGATGGTGCCGGCTGGAGCCGCGCCCGGCAGCCGGCGAAGGCCCACAACGAACGAATTGGCGTTAGTGATCGACAGTACGGGGAAGACGCCCATAAAGGCGCTGTCGGTTGTGCCGGCCTGACCATCGACCCACACCGCATCGCCAACGGACTTGCCATGCGCGGTCCAGTTCACCGTCATGGTGAGCCCACTGGACCAGTTCAGGGTCACGGACGTCCAGTTGCGGGTCACGCATTCATTTACGAGCACGTTGGTGCCGTTGGCGGTCGGCGCCTGGATGATCTGCAGGTTCTTCGAAACGACAAGATGGGTCTGCGTCTTGATAACGAGTCTGCCGCTGATGTACCCGAGCCCCGAGCCGATCAGATACACGAGGCCGCCGATGTTCAACGCGGCCTGAATATTCTCAGCATTGATGGCGGCCGCATCGACGTCGCCGGTGACAACGTCCACCGTCAGCGCGGCGGCTGGGGCCGGGTAGAGTGCGCCCTTGGGAACGCTGCCCGACATCAGTTCGGCCTCACCTTGTACTCGAACTTAGCAACCCACTTTCCGTCGCCAGCACTCTCGCAGGTGTCGATGCGCTGGATGTTGCCAGTCTGCATCGTTTGCATCGCAGTCATGCCTTCCTTCACCTGATTGATGGACGCCTTCGCCTGCTCACAGGTCTCCGCTGGCTGTGAGGTCGCCACGTAGCTGGTGTCGGCAACCAGTGTGATGAGAAGCAATGGGATCGCCTTCATGGTACCTCACTGCATCAGGATCTGGGCCACGAACGAAGCCCACACAGCGTAGCCGGCCGCTCCGGGATGATTGGGGTCAAGAGCAGCGCGATCCCACGCGCCATCCCAGCCATAGTTGTCGTTGGTTGGGGGCGACCACCCACTGGCGCCACCGAGCGCCGCGCTATTCCAGACCGGCACATTGTTCGTGGCAGCGACGGTGACCACCGCGGGCGGATAGGTCGGGTTGTTGCCCACCACGCCTGTTGTCATCAGCACGTCGCCCGTCAGTTTGCACCGGCTGATGATGGTCTGGTTGCTGGCGATGAAGGCGTTGACCGGAGTGCTCTGGCCCTGATCGTTGCCGAGATCGTTGATGATGCACAGTACAGGGGCCATCTGATCGAGGATGTCGATCGTGGATGCCTGTTGCGCCACTGTCGCTCCGCCAAACGACGCATTCAGAATCACTACCTGATGGGCGGTGCTATCTCGCGCCGACGCACCTGCGAAGTTGCACTGGAACTGAACGTCGCAGTTGATCGAATAGGTGTTGTCACCGCGCGTCGCGTTGCAGGTTTGTTTTGTATTGCTGAGGCCGGGGGGAATAGTGCAAAGCGTGGTCGCCCCGACCTTGACCGTCATGTTGGCCGTGCCGGTGTAGACCGCATAGAGGTCGATGCGATCGGTGTTGATGGCCGGCGTCGAAGGGAACGAGACGACATCCGTCGGGTGGAAAGTGATCGCCGTGTTGCCCCCGACGAATGGAAAGCCGCCTGGGAACTGCGGCCCGATGAACGTCGCGATAATCCAGTTGCCCAGCGACGTAACCCGCGTATCAAACTCGAGGTACGCCGCGCTCGACCCACCGGAGAAGCCGTCGATTGCGCGGTTGCCGAGAAAATTGTTGGTCTGAGCGTCGACGCCATAGACCGTCCTGAGGATGCCAGCCAAGGCTCGATCCAAGCCGCAGCAAGACGCGTCGTTGGTAATGGTGGCATAAGTCGCATCGAACGCTGCGCCGGTACTTTCGCTGATCAGGACCACCGGGCATTGGTCAATCGTTCCAGCGCGAATCCGGTCGCGACATGCACGCCAGATCGGAAGACCGATATTCGGCGTGTAGTTCGGGACGGCAACACCGGCTGCGAGAGGAGCGCACAGACCGGTGCCGCAGCCGTTGAACTGCGCCTTGGCGAATGGAACAGGTGCCAGCACCACCAACGGTAGCGCGAGGAAACCAAACAGCGCCTTCATGTTCAGTACACCGTGCAGGAGAACTTGTGGCTCGTGGTCGCCGCAAATACCGACAGCGCCGTGTTGATCCCAAACCCAGGCGGGCTCGCAAAGGATGACAGACCCGCGAATGTCGTCGCCATTGCGGGCGCGAGGGGAAAGGAGCCAGCCCCGCTCGCCGATGCCGTTCCCGTCCAACTGATCCACATGACTTCCGAGGTGTCGATGTTAGCGATGATGAAGCCGTGTCGCGTCGCCGACGCCGTGAAGGCGTTTTGCGCTACACCGCCGGAGGAGATCGAGCCCGAACAATCGGTCGGCGTGATATTAGTCGGGAACGTGGTGGGCTGCGGAGACGGAGAGGTGCCTGGCGTGATCGGCAGCGGATGGGTTGCGTCCACCGGCACGCACGGATTGATCCCGACGCAAGGGCGCATGCTTGCCGCACCCTGCCCACTCGCCGGCTGCGCAAGAGCAATCCCAACGAGTGCCAGCAGCCCGAGAATGATTGCCCTGATCTTCATGACATCCTCAGTTCGTGGACAGGCCCTGGCGCGCCTGCATGGTCAGGGTCGCGCCGCCGCTCAGCGTGGCGATCACCAGACGGATGCGGGCAATGGGGGTATTGAAGCCGGTCTCCGCGCTCGTCGCGGTGCCGGCCGGGATGTCGCCGCTGTCGTACCAGATGGCGTCGCTGTCGATCTCCAGAGGTCCGTCAAGCGGGCTCAGCGACCACTGCAGCTTGTAAGAGCACGAGCCCGAGCCGTTCCACTGGACGGCTACGCTGGCGTTGAAAGGCACGATTGCCGGATCGAGATTCCACGAACCCTTGGTCCCGGTCGTGGAGTAGGTCTCTTGGCGGTTGTACGGCATCCAGCGATCCTTTCTTCGACCGCTAGTCGCCCTTCCCGATGCTCGGGTACTTGCGATGGACCGCGGCTCTAACTCTGGCCTTCAGTTCGGGGTAGCCGTACTGCGATACGCGAGAGAGCGCGTTGCGCGCCCGGTTTGGCGTGTCTATCGGGTAGGAGCGATCCGGTCCCGCGAAGTCCTTCTCGGGAAGCGCGTTACGCTCCTTGGCCGACAGTTTCGCCATCAGTCCGGCTGGCCTCCGGCCTTCTCCTCGGCGGCGCCGCCCTTGTGCGCGGTCGACAGCGGGGCGCGATCGGCGCCGACACGGCCGCCCATCTTGCGGCCAGGCCGATCATGCCGGTGACGCGCCTTCTTGCCTTCCGGGGCGCCGACGTGCTTCTTGACCTTGCCGCCGCGCTTGCGCTCGCCGCCGTTGGCGTAGGATTCCTTGCCTTCGGCTTCCTTGAAGACGTCGGGATTGCCTGCGGCCTTCAGACCGACGCGGCCACCGTCATCACGGCCCTTCTTGTGACGTGCACGGGACATCTTCTACCTCAGTTGTTCTGCGTCGAAGGACGCTCGGTTGCGACGAGGATGTAATCCGTCGTCAACGTATTCGCGGCTGCGGTGCCGTTTGCGACGGCAAGCGTCACGTTCAAGTTCACGCCGGTTGGCAGGTTGGTGGTTGGGAGTTGTCCGACGCGGTTGCCGTTGAGATAGACGGTGATCGCGTCCACGTTCGGATTGTAATGCAGGCCGACCACCACGAAGGTGTCATCGGCCATCGTTCCGACGTTCACGCTCGAGGCCGTGGACGACTTCGCGACCTTCGCCGTCAGCGTGGTCGATGCCGCCGCTTTCGAGAAATACAGCCCGTCGGTGACGGTCAGCGGCGTGGTCGTGGTCTGGATGATGCCGAGAGTCAGCGCCGCGTTCGTGGCATTGGAGAGCTTGAAACGCGCCTTGATCCACGCCTGCTGTCCCGAGACGATCTGGAACGATGCCGCCTTGAGCTGGATCGAATCCAGGTCGTTGTTTGCGGCGGAGTTGGCCATCGACAGCAGGCCACCGTCGCCGGCGGCTACGGCATTGGTAACCGAGCCGGTCGCCGTTCCCGTCCAGTCGCCTGCCGTGAAGACGTCGAAGTCGTTGAAGAAGGCGTGGAAGACGGTGGGGTCAACCGCGCCATAGGTCTGCAACACGCTGTTCAGCGGCGCGTTTGTTACCCCGTTCGGGAAGTTGGTCGTGCTGATCGCCGTCACGTCAGTCTCCGTTCCGGCTTACGAGCTCGGATACTCGCCCCAGGCCGCGCGCGGGTCGTTGTAGCCAAACGAGTAGCGCTCGTAGGCCTTGACCAGCAGGTTGTCGGTGATGTTGTCGACCCACATGTCCGACTCGTAGGGCACGCGGAGCATGTGGATGAGGCCTTCGATGTTCGTGGTCAGGAACCACGCGAACGCCGAGGTCAGGAAGTCCAGAACGATGAAGCCTTCCGGCAGGCCACCCGACAGCGTCAGGATTGCGTTGACGTCGTTGTTCGCCGTGCCTGGCCGCAACTCGGTCTTGCAGAGGCGGATCGCCACCTGCTCGAGCTGGGGCGGAACAACGAGCCGGCGCGCGCGGGACAGGATGCGCAGGCCGCGTTCGTTCACAAACTGCGTGCGGACGTTGGTCATGTTCGCAAGCAGCGAGGACTCGTTCAGCGACTTCGGCACCGAGGACGTGTTCGCCCATGTGCCGCCATCGAACGGGTGCGCCGTCGAAAACAGCGCCTGACCGTCGCCGATCTGCGAGGAATTGTAGACGTTGCCCAGGTTCAGGACGTTGGCGCCCTGGATTTCCTTGAACTGCGCAAACGCCTCCTGCAGCTTCAGGTTCGTCGGGTTGAACTGAGCCTTGTAGAGGTTGTCGTCGATCGCCTTGCGGGTGATCGCGTAGCCCAGCGCCACCTCGATGTGCACGAACGCCCAAGTGAAGCGCTCGCCGGCGTTGTTGTCGAACTGGGTTGCCGCCCCCTCGTCCTTGAGGAACGGCAGGCCGACAAAGGCCATCTGCGTCGAGCGCTCGACGGCCATGTTCGACTTGTGGGTCTTGAACACCTTGTCCCACTGACGCGGGATCATCTCGTAGGAGCCGCGGACGTCGAACAGCCCCGGCAGGAGTTCTGAGCGGATATTTGCGAGGGCGACGGGCATCGGTCAGTTCTCCGCTCAGGCCACGCCAGTGAGCTGTTTGAAGCGCTGGTTGTTGAAGGCGACGACCACCCATGCGAAGGCCGACGTCTGGTCGGTGCCGTTACCGACCCCGCCGAAGTTGCCATTGCCCTGGCCGTACAAGCCGACGACTTGGAAGGGCAGCGTGTTGGTGGTGGATAGGGTCGACTGATCGACCGTGAAGCCGGAAAGACCGGTGAAGGTGTTGCCGGTGCCGATCGCAAAACCGACGTTCAGGCCGATCGCAGTCGATGCAATCGCGGTGTTGAGCGTCGCGGCAAGGAAGAGCGCGCCTGGCGCTTCGATCACGTAGGCCGTCACGTCCGCGCCGGCCGACCCGGGATAGTACGGCGACCACGTCGGCGCGCCTCCGGTGGACGGGATCAGCATGCAGCCCTGGAAGATGCCGTCGAGCGGCGCCGTGGTGCTGGATGCCTGCGCGATGTATTGGGACCCGGCGACCTTTTGGACCGGATCGCCCGCGCAAATCGCGGTGGTGTTTGCAGACGAGATCAGCCGCGTTGAG